GATTTCAGCGGTGTCCTGGGCAGTCAACTTTATCTTGGTCGCGTTCATCCCGATTTGCTGCTGCATCTCCTGAAGCTGAAGACCTGTGTGTGCAGCATTCAACTGGCCCTGCTGGACCTTTATTTTCCACGTCGGATCGAGGAAATTCAGGTGCGCTTCGGCTACACTCTGCGGCAAGTCGTGCAGCCACATCGAGGCACGTTCTCCGAATCCAGGGCTTTCTCCACCAGCCGCCTCTTGTTTCTTCACGTCATCGCTAACCTTCGTCATGGCTATGAGCGGACTGGCGGCAAGCTCTCCAAGGATGCCGCCGAGCAGACCTTTGTCATTGGATGCAGTCATTTGCTGCAACCACGCTGGCGGGGACACGTTGAAGATGTCAGCCATGATTAGTCATAATATTCCCAGGTCCTCATGCTGGTATGCGTCATAAAATAGTTGTCTTGACCTGTGTACGTCTCTCGATAGTCGTCTTTCAATTTTGCGATTTCATTGAACCACTTTCGCATTTGCCTTTTGTTCGGTTTCGGTTGGCGCTTCTCGTTTTCTATGAGAGCCAACAGTTCATTCACTTTGGCATCCGTGTCTTCTGTACTAATGTCAGCCACAATAGTTTATGCATTAAACCGGACACACTTCAAAAATGCACTTTGGCAAAGTGTCTCAATTAACAAAAATGTCCGATTGGCAATAAGCATTACTGATTAGCTTATTTAGATTCTTTATCTGTAACCTCTTACATATACTTCTTAACCCAATTATCCGTTCCAATAGCATTTGGATCGTTTCCCCATTCGCCCGTGCTTGGGTTCCATGAGTTGTTGTTGTACGGACCGCCTTCGTTGGTGGGGTTATCACCGATTGGATTAGCTCGCCAATCCGATGCCCTCCAATTAAGTCCGCCTCCCCCGCCTCCGGTGTTACCACCGCCAACAGTTCCGAAGCTGCCGGGAGTGCTGTACGGATTGGCTTTCACTGCGGTTCCGCTGTAAGCCGCCATCGCCCGGTAAACGAACTGCTTCAAGTCTTCCGCCCACGGCGCGGGCATCGCCTCGATCTGATTTTTTAACCATTGTTGCTGGTATTGCACATCACGTTCCTGGGTTGCGGCTGCGAATTGTTGCTGCGGCGTGATGAACATGCCGGTGAACAATGCCTGCGACGGTGAGTAAAGCTGTTCCATTGATCCTATCCACGATTGCGCGCTGCCCAGACCTTCTTTGGTGAGACCAAGGCTCGTCAATCCAAGGTCGCGTGCGACCAGGTTGCTTGCGGCCCCGGTCCCGGCAAAGCCACCCGTGAGAGCGCGGCCTGCCCCTTGGCGTTTAACTTCTTGGCTCACGTCGTATGGAACCTCGCCACGCAACAAGGCGTTGATATTGGTCGATACCTGCCCGCGCATACCGGCAAAGCCCGGTATGGCCATCTCCATCATTTTGTTAATTTGATCCTGGGAGAACGTGGCGAGCTTGGCGGCATCAGGCGCATTGGCAAGATTCGCTTCGGTCGCCTTGCGCTGTTCTTCCGGCAACGAAAGCTGTGGAACATCTGGGACGGTCGGTTTGGAACCTACTAAGTCGGTCCAAAAGCTCATAAGAAGTTCGCCACGGGTCGCACGGTGCCAATGTTTGCGCCTTTGAAATTCACACCAACCTCACGGCCTTCGCCCAAGGCCCATTCGACCTCGTTATCAAGTTCCTTCACGGCCAGCGCCTCAAATGCCATCGCACGTTGTATGTCCGCATTGTTCACGGCTTCCTCATACGTCTTGACCGCGACCGCCATGTTTTTGAGCGCCGGAATATTGCCGATAAGCAGAACGTCGGTGTCCTTGACGACCGGGAAGTATTCGAGACGACCTATGATCTCGACTGGCGTCGTGGTGCATCCGCCGCCTGTCTGCGGTTGGGCGATTATACTTGGGAAATAAAAACGTGCGTAATTGGGCACCGTCTCGAAGTACTGATACGACCCGATGAGCCGTGACGTGGCCGCAGTCGTGTCGCGTTCGTAAAGCCAAACTTGGCCTTCACGAGCGTCAAGGAGCTGGATGCCCGTAATCCCGCCGTCGAAGTACTTGGTCGTATCGGTCCCTGGCGACTGGGCCAGCAACACCGTCTCGCCGTCCTGCCATACCCCACCTGGCGAGGTGCGTATCCAATTCCCGTTCTCGTCGTATCCGAGGCACAACACGCGCTTGCCAATGTCAGCCGACACGTCGCACACAAGGCGCAACTTCTTCGTCGTGCCGCGAATGTCCGCGAACGTCGGGAACCAACCACGCAAGTTGGCTTCGGCAACGCCGCACCCGCCGCCACAGGTGCAACCGCTCGCAGTAGAACAAGAGGCGTTGCGTGGGCCGAGGCCGTTGGAGAGGAATTCAAAAAAAAGATCGTGACTTGGGACAACTTGGCCACACACGGCCACGCGCTCTATCGAGGCGATTTGTGGTGGCAAACTGATACATCCGTCAGTTGCACACATTCGGAATCGGCCATACGTGCCAATCCAAAGTGCTTTCTTCAACAGTCGCTCGACTGCTTCGTTCACCCAAGCCAGCAGCCGTGGATCGGTCGGGCACACATTGAGAGCAGCCGGAATTCGACTTGCCTTGACCTGAGCGAACGTGAGCTTGGTCATGTGATGGCGTAGAAAATCCTAGCGGTCCGCTGGAGCAAAAAACCTACGACGTAATTCGGTAAATTGTTGTGCCCCTTAGCGACGGTCGGCGGTGTTCCGCTCGCTGGGTCGCCTCCGGTAGAGCCGGTCAAAAAGCTGGGATTCTGCACAGTGAGTTCGTCGGTTGTATTGATTCGGTTGTCGTGGTTTGTGGCGTCCCCGGCATAGATTGGGAAAGAGTGGGTGTGCGGCGGGATTTCTTCGAGGGTGAGCACATGATTTTCTTCGCCGCCCGTGGTGCCTTGGGCAAGGACGACGCCGCTCGGAAGTGTACCAGCAGCAATCGGGAACTTGGCGGCAATCACAACGCCGTCGCTGTTCTTGGCCAATCTCCATGTTGGCCCCGATATGGCGCTTAGGGCCAAAGCATCCCCGCCGTCGAAAGTCGTGAAGTCAGGGGCCGTGTCGAACCACCACTGGGTCAATCCAGGCACCAATGGATGCAGCGAGAGCCAAGCGCCAGAAGCGAACCAATAGACGCGCTCCGGGCGACCGAATTGGTCCAAGCGCAGCCAGAGAGCAGTTTGGTCAGTCGGTTTGGTGGAAGAAACGACGACGCTTGTTGCGCTGGAAGCTGGACCGATACTGACTGACTGAGCCGCAGAGAACCCGTTCAAAATGGTTTGAAAATCAGTCGGACAAAATCCGATTGGTAGCTGACCGGGAATGACGGGCAGTTGCATATCAAGAACGGGCTATCTCATATTGAAACCAAGCGGACCCGCAATCCGGCACTGCAATGCAGGTGGCTTCGCTTGGCGGGCATTGAGCGGTCATCGCATCTGGCAAAACCCGCGTGTGCGGTCGGAACTTGCGGAGCCGAAAATGGCCAGTGCCCTCGAACCGAAATTGGAAAGAATAGCCGCGATTAAGAGGCATGGCACTGATGGTATTGCACGCTTCAGACGGTTCAGGCAAGAGAATCCGTGCGGCGTAACTTCGAGCATTGGGCTTCCAAACGACGCAGGTGTACGGCGCAGGCGTTGGAATCGTGCATTGGCTGACGCTGGCACAGAGATGAATAGTGGCCCAGGTCGTCCAGCCGGGGTACTCATCCGGTCGGAACTTCACGACCAGCGTTATCTCGTCAACGATCTCATCCAGGTAGAGTTCAGCCAATCGAAGCTGCGTAAGCTGGTTGTACTCGAAGCGTCGGCTTTCAAGCACGCTTTGAATCGGCGTGCGTACCAATGCGCTGTTGATGCCGCTGACCGATACGTAAGTGTCGTAATAGCCATTGCCCTCTGGAAGCAGTTCCCACAATTCAATGAGATTGTCGGCGGCTGCGTTCAGCACGAAAGCGAAACAACGCTCGTGATGGTCAATACGACCACGGAGGACCTGCAAAACCTTCAAACCGCTGTTCAGTCCTTCCCAGATTGGCGGTTGTTTGCCCCGCATCGAGGACAGACTGTCGAAATTGATTGAAACAAGGCCGTCGTGCGTGATGCCGCCAGCGGTCAGGTTAGGACTGACGGTTAGCAAGAGCCGGTTATTGAACAACGCCGCGCTGCCGTAAAAGAGCAGATTCGGCGTGTCATTATTTAGAATGGGACCGACTTCATGGGAGAGTGGCGTATTGCCAGGAGCAGTCGTGTCTCGGCGCGCGACGATGAATGAGCGCACACCGTCCCCGGAACGATACCACATGTCATTGTTCACAGGGACGGTGGCGCGCGGTGACAAGGGGCCATAGTCCAACAGAGAAATTGTTTGAATCGGGTAAGTGAGATTCTTCCAGGTGGCGCGATCCACGGGCGCGTTGACGCTCACAACGCTGTTTGTTGTGCTAACCAGCAACGGCCCGATCCCAAGAGCCGTGTCGATGGTCGCCAGCGGCAACATAGCGGTTATCTCACCGGCGTTATTCGGCACAGCAAAGAATCCGCCTTCATTTAGGAAATCGTTCTCGCTGACCTTGAGGATGGCATCAACACCGCCCAATGACGGCGTGCCGCTTGGCCCATAAACAATGTCGCCAGCGCCAAACGTGCGCCGGTCAGGGAGCGCGAACCAGATGCGGCCCCACGCATACACGCCAAGAACGCTGGACGGGATTTCGCCGACGTTGGCTTGACGCGCTGATGAGCCGTCGAAAAAGACGGGTTTTTGCTGATTGGCGAATGCAACGACGTAAATCTCGGCTTGGAACAAATGGACAAACAGCAGGTCCGAAGGATTGGCGAGCACTTGCGTCACCTGTGCTCCACCGCTTGTGATGGGTGCGCCAACTGCCACCGTCGCGTTGGCAGCACCGGCCCCGTAAGTGAGCAACAGTGCATTGACGAATTTGTTCGTTACCGTGTACGTGCCGCTGTCAATCACGAGCACTTGGCCAATGGCAAATGGCGTTTCGCTGCTGACGCTGACCATGACGGTGGCTGCCGGTGCCGGCACTGTGAAAGTCGCGGTGACAACGACGTTGAGAATCGGCGTCACGTCCTTGACCATCGCAGGCCCGTTCGGGTTTAGCGTGATGTAATAGAGATGCCCGCCAGCAGCCAAAACGATCCCTTGTTGCGCCAAAGTCTCGTACACGAGTGCGCCCTGGAACCGGGTGTGGATGGCCGTGTCAAGCGGGCGTCTTATCCACGGCGGGCGTGTCTTAACAAGATCGCCGCGAAACGAGAGGTTGGAAGCGAAAGCGCACTGGTCAGGACCGATAAGAGATGCGTCAGTGCCGAAGTCCATTCCGCCGCTCTGGACACTGAAGCCCGTAAGCAGCCGTTCGGAATCGACGTTGACGGGCATGGGCTATTTTGCGACCACGAGCTTTTTCCCGCCGTTCACATCGGCATCAATGCGGGTATTCGGGATGAAGCAAAGAGATTCAGATAGAGCGTAACTGCCATCTTTGTTGAGTTGCTGGGTCGTCGTTTGCACCAGACACCCGCTCTCAAGTGACATTGCCGTTGTCGATTTAGTCCAGCCTTCAATCGCACTTGAGGATTTGCAGAGCAATTGAAAAGTAGCTGCATTACCAACATAAATGACATCAGAAACGGACTTTGCCGTCGTTGCCATATTAAGGGTAGGAAACCTCAGTGATACGCGCCGAGATGACCCATCGAATCAGGGTTGCGGCTGCGCCTGTAACGGAAATTTTCAAAGAATCGTTTCCATTGTCGGCAGCGACTTGAAGACCAGCGGCGACTCCCCACGTTCCACCGCTGCCATCGGCGATTACTACGGGGACAATGGCACCGCCAACAATCGCTGTTGTTCCGCCATTGTTATGAATCAGTCCTTCCGCTTTCCACGCGACATCCACACCGGCGCTGGACCGTCCGACGGCAAGGATTTGAAAAGCCCATGATTTTCCGACTGCGATAGAGGCGCGTTCACTGGCGCTAGACCCGTCAAGGAACGCTTCGACCCCTACAGTAGCGTCGGTGGTACTAACTCGCCAAATCAGCTCAGAGAGTTGCGCATCGCCCACCGTCGCAAACTTTCCGTTTGCGCGAGCATATTGACCATAATTGATCGCCTTGCCTTGATGACCACCAGGGATAGTGCTATAAGAGCCGTTACCTTGATTACCCGCGCCACCACCAATCGAGGCACCTGTGCCAGTAGCATTATTAAGATCGCCACCTGCAACTGTGGCGAAAGTATTGGTCGCTGTGTTGGCATCACCGCCACCAATGGTACTGGTTAGGCCGCTGGCAATATGGTTTTGACCACCTGCCACGACAGACGAAATTCCAGAGGCTACGTTTCCGCTGCCCCCTCCAATGGCGGCATTCGCGGCGCTGGCAGTATTGGACACGCCACCAGAAACAACAGTGTCATCGTTACTGGCAACGTTGGCGCTGCCACCGCCCACGGCACTCTCCGCGCCAGAGGCGGTGTTGCTCTGACCGCCAGCAATCGTGCTGTTGTTTCCGCTGGCGACCTGGGTCACTGCGCCACGCACCGGCTGCAAATCCACAGCCGATGTTCCTCGCGCATTTCCAGCCGTCGTTTGGATCGCAGTTGTGTCGGTGATTTGGATGCCGCTGGATTGAAGCGGTGTAGGGGTCGTTGCGCCGCTGGCATCGAAACGGGGAATGATGTTATCGGTGGCAGCATTCGGGGTGATGGTGCGGTAAATCAGGCCAGTCGGTTGAGCCGCAAGCGCGGTGAGTTGCTGGCCATCGGTGCCAGCGGCCAGCCGAACAGAACTGGCCAAAGGAGCGTTCGCACCATTGTCGGCGATGAGATCGCCGCGCGTCGTCGTGGGCGAGATGCTGTTCAGCGTCACCCCGACTGCCACGCCGTCTGTACCCTTCAGACCTCCGGGAGATACAGTCTGCGCTGTACCGATTATGGCAGCGGGAGCGGCATTTCCAGCGTATGCCAGATTTTTAAGCGTTAAATGAGTTGCGTCTGGAATGGCATCGACCGTGAAGTAACCAGCGTTCTTCACATACACTACCTGGCCAACAGACGCCCAACTTGAGTTGGCCACGGCGACGTTAACCGTCGCAGCACCAGCAGGCATCACGAATCCAGCGGTCGAAACCGTAAAAGCAGAAACTCCGTTGGTCCCTGCTGCGCCTGCCGCGCCCGCCGCGCCGGCTGGGCCGGGCACGGCCACGGTCAACGGACTTTCGCAAGGAGCGCAGCAGTCAGCGGCACTGGTGGCGAGTGGTGCGCTCAAGCATACCTCCAATGATATTTACCTGCTCTTGTTCCAAGTTTAAGCGCCTGATGAATTGCCGTTGAACAAAACCCCTTGGCTTTTGTTGCAATCAGGATTGAAGGAAAAATTTCAGATGTTTCAACACAGCAAACAGGACGGGCGTTTTGACCGGCTGTTGGAGGCGGTTTATGCAAAGTGCCATTGCGAATTTTTGTTGCCAGCATCTTTTCTGTAACTTCTATCGGTCGCTTTTTACCGGCTAACGCAGCCATTGCTTTCGCGTGATTTGCGCGATGCAATTCAGAGAATGGTTTTCCAAGTTTGGCTAAGCGGTATTTTAGACGTTGCTCAGCGGTCCATTTTCTTCCAGTTGCCCATTTCCTGATTGCTTCCATCTGCTTTTCAGTTCTTGGTTTTCCGCGTCCCGATTCAGATATTATTCTTCGAGTTTCTTCCGAATGACGATACCCGGTCATGTCGGGGCCGGTGTTCCCGCCGTCAGTCAAATTCAACAAGCCCGACAAAGGACGGAACAACCGAATCCAAAATTTTTCGCGTTCCTCCCAAGATTCTTTTTGGCACACTTCTAACGGCCAGATTAAACATTTCAATCCGGCACGCTGTAGTGAAACGAGCCAACTGTTTTTGGGTGTTATCTTCCTCTTGGCATACTGAAAATGTTGCATCAACCGCCGTGCCAGTGAAAGATGCGTTTTACCGATGTATCGAATCAGTTCTGGTTTTCTTGGATCGGACAGCGCGTAAATTGTGACGGCTTCACTCACAAACGCAACCGTATCGCGTTGACTGACTGAACGCAACAACTCAAGTTCTTGGAAATGCCACGCCGAAAGCCCGTAGAGCAAACTGAATCTTACGGACTCAATCTTGGTGATGACCCAAGCGAACTGGACGTGCTCAAGTATTGCTTCGCGCATCGGCACCAACACCCGAAGCTGCCGCCGCGCCCAAGGCTGTTTCGATATATTGCCGACGCGATCTTGCCGGGGTACTTCGAGTGGCACAGATGGACCTTGGATGTTGTCGAGGCGCTGTGTGAAAGTGGCTTGGTGGCAATAGCAGGATCGTCGGGGAGCGCCAAAACGCGCAACGTCGCTGGTTTCCTCGCGGTCTGGTGGTTGTGCGCTCCTGAGATTAGCAGTGCGTGTTTCGTCAGTACCACAGTCAAGAGCTTGCGGCGTCGTGGTTGGGCAGAGATTCAGCGGGCGCATTCGATGTTGCAAGAACCATTCGGCAACATGGTCGATTCACGGACGCTTTGGCAGTGTAAAGCGGGCGACGACCGGAACGCCATCGTTGGCCGCGCGGTCGAGGAAGGTTCCGTGACGAAAGTTGCGGACGACATCAAGGGCGTTCACACTCGGCGGCAAGCCATCGCAATCGACGAGGCGACGGCTGTGCCCGAAGCCATCTATGATGCGTGCGCGAACCTGTTCAGTTACCCGGACGATTTCCTGCTGGTGACAGTAGCCAATCCACGGCATCGCCTGGATGCTTTCGGACGGTTCTGCGAGCCTGAAAACGGTTGGACCAGCGTCAACGTGGAAACGCATCGCTGGACGGCTCGGCCATTCTCGGCGTGCGGAGGCAAGAAACCCGTCGTGATTCGGTTCGATGCCGAGCACTCGCCAAACATCACCGAAGGCAGGACGGTCAGCGCACACTTGCCGACCAAGAATACGGTCGCCAGCGCAAAGGCACATTCAGGCGGCACGTCGCCGCATTACTGGACAAACTTTCGCGGATTCTGGCCCCCGGAAGGACTACTCAAGACGGTGTTCAGCGAAAGTGCGCTCTACAAGTTCGACGCATTCGGCCATCACAGGTTCAGCGGTGAGAATTTCCAAATCATCGGCGCATGCGACCCGGCGTATGGCGGGGACCGGGCTGTGCTCAGGTTCGCCAAGGTCGGTGTTATCGCGCGAGACGTACAATGGATGGCAATGCGTCCACCGGGCGAAGAACCGCAACAATGGGGCATCGAATTGATGACGCCGATTATCCTGCCGGTGGACGCCGGGAGTCGGAACCCGATCCACTACCAGCTTGCGGAGCAGTTGAAACGCGAGTGCGAGAGCGTGGACGTTGGCGAACACCGGATTGAATGTCCACCGGGCAACCTTGGTGTTGACGACAGTGGGGCAGGAGGTCTGTGCGACATCCTCGCAAGGACATGGAGTCAGGCGGTGATGCGGATTGAGTTCGGCGGCAGACCGAGCGAAGAACCGTGCTCGCTGGAAGACGCTCGACCGGCGTGCGAGGTCTATAAGAACAAACGTGCTGAGATGTTCTTCCGGGCGCGTGGCGCTTTGGAGAGCGGTCAACTCAAGGGCATGGACGCTGACACCGCTCTGGAACTGTGCGCCATCGAGTTCGACGACATTGGCAAGGACAAGGTCGTGCTGATGAGCAAGGCAGATTACAAAGCCAAGATGGGCGAGTCGTGCGATTTGGCCGACACCTGTGCCATGATTTTGGAAGTGGCTCGACGGCTCGGTTTCAAGCTCGCAGCAGTTGGCACGACCGCCGACGCGGTGAACGGCGAGGAACAGGTTTTCAAGGACAACCAATCCATGTACGATCCGCGTCACCTTTACGCGCCGGAGATTCAATGAACCCGCCAATCAAAATGCGGCTCAAAGCCAAGAACCAAATTCCTTGGGGTGGCGGCTACAAGATTTTAGACCCGTTGACCGGCATAAGAGTTGAAGCTGTGACCTGGGATCATTTGATGATGAAGGTGCGCGAGGAACGACGCGCCAATGGAGCGCCACTTGGCCTTGAACTTGAGGACGAAGTTGAACAATGGGCGTGCATCGCGCATCCCGATGAAGTGGAAATCTTCGACGAACGATTGCCAAAACGCCGCTCATTGAATCTGGATGACGTGGTGAGGGGAACCGAAGTGTTGGCCGCATTCAAGCTCGCTGGTTCACCGTTAGTCAGTCAGGAGGAAGCCAATCGACGGGCGGCAATCTGTGCCAGATGCCCATTGAACGTGATGTGGTCTCAGTCCTGTAGCATTTGCTCAAAGGTTGAAAACGTGGTGATGGGAATTGTTGGCAACGTGCGAGTGGAAAACAGCCAACAACTGTACGCATGTCAGGTGTGCGGTTGTTCTCTCAAAGCAGCGGTTCATATCCCAAACGACATCTTGAACCGGGCAAACAACGCCGAGATGAACCAAGCGTTTTCAATCGCTGCGGACCTCTGGCACTGTTGGCACCGAAATGACGGGATTGACGGCGCCTAGCCTGCGGGCTTACAACAGCATCAGCGTGAGATATTACCAAGTCAAAAACGACCATTACGTTTCCAATGGCAAATCCGTTCTAAGAGTTGGTCCGGTTCTCACTTTGCCCGACCCCGTGCTGACGGGCAGAACCGTTCGCGTCGTTCAAGTCCTGCAAGTCCTCAGAGACGCCCCCCACAATCCAGCGCCAGCGCGCGGCTCAATGATCGCCCTCACTTTTCCCAATGAGTCGCTGTGGTCCAAGAGCTACACCTGGAAACACAATGAACCGGCGCAAATGCCTTTTGAAATCCTCGACAAGAAAGTGAACGTCGAAGCGTGGAATCAAGAGGCGAAAGAAATTCGCAAAGCGAATCCCGACATTCCGCAAACCAACTGACTCAATGCCCATCTACGGCAGCGGTGAATCGCTCAAGACTCTTGAACCGAGTCCGAACGGCAATGGCGTTCAAGTTCCAAAGACTCGGATGAGCGATGCGATGGCCGCTCAATCCTATTGCCGGCGACTCATCGACAACGATGATGCAAAACGCGGTTTTAAGAGAGCTTGTGTAAATGGCCTCCGCGACGGCAATGCACCTTATCAACGGAGCGATTTGTTGAGAGCTGGACGAGCCGAAGCCTGCAACGTCAACTGGGGCACCGCCCGCAGCTACATGGAATCTGCGGGTGGCGCGATTTATGATCTGTTCACGGAGGCTGCCGGGTACGTGACGATCTTCACCGACTACGGCAACGGCGAGCAGCAGGAACGTTGGAACAGCATCATCAGCCGTGAAGTGGACAGGTCGCTCAAGGAAACGCCTGTGTGGGATTATGAGATGAGCCTGTCCATCGACGAGATGGTTTGGCACGGCTGCGGTCCGCTTCTGTTCGAGGACGCTTGGAAACCATTGCCCAAGGCGTTTCTGTGCGGAGACCTGAAGGTGCCTGAGTTCACCAAGAGCGACACGCATTACTGGGAAAGCGGCATGGTCCAGGCGACGTACTATCCACCTGAACTGTACGCCTTCATCGAAGATGAGGCGTCGGCTAAGGCGGTCGGGTGGGACGTGGATTACACCAAGAAAGTCATCGCCAACGCGATGGGGTTGCGGAACCAGTCAGGATCGCCTTTCGAGTGGGAATTCTACCAGCAGGAACTCAAGAACAACTCGCTCTCGTACTATGACGAGCCGCGAGTGTGCAAGGTGTGTCACCTGTTCTGGAAAGAGTTCGACGGTGGCATAACCCAGGTCATCGTGGAACGGAACCAAGCCACCGGAGGGGCCGACAGCACGATCAAGTTCCTGTTCCGGCACGAACGCCGGTATCGGACATGGCAAGAGGTCGTTCACCCGATGTACTTCGACCATGGCAACGGCGGGTATCATCATTCGGTGACTGGACTTGGCGTGAAGTTGTTCGGGGCGATGGAGTACGAGAACCGACTGTTGTGCAACTTATGCGACAAAGCGTTTGCGCCGAAAATCCTGTTCAAGCCAACGACCAGCGAATCGCGGGAAAAATTTGAACTCACGCAGTACGGCGAATTCGGAGTCTTGCCGCGCGGCATGGACAACGTGCAAAGCCCGGTTGCCGGTCTCATGGACGACGGGATGAAGCTGCATAACATGATTGGTGAACTGGTGAGCAGCAACCTGAGCAGTTACCGGCAGCAGGTTCCGGCGCGACAACATGGCAATCCGCCGACCAAATTCCAGAAACAGTACGAAGCCTCGATGCAGGCGGCTCTCTCCAAGACGCAGTTCAATCGGTTCTACGCGCAGTTGGACCAGCTTTACGCGGAGGTGTACCGTCGGCTCTCCAATCCCAATTCGCCGAATGAGATGGCGCAAGAGTTCCAGCGGCGATGCAAGAAAGCTGGCGTGCCACCGGAGGCTCTTGGACGGATCGCTCGGATACAGGCAACGCGGGTTGTTGGCCAAGGCAGTTCGTTCCTTCGCAAGAGTGCGATTGATTCGCTGATGCCATTCGCGGGGGCGCTCCCGGAAGAAGGACGTCAGAAACTCATCGAGGACAAGATTGCCGCCGAAGCCGGTCAGAGTTCCGTGGCGCGGTACTACCCGACTGCCCCGCAAACCACCGCATCCGATCAGGAAGTTGAAGCGGTTCAATGGACGGGTGTGATGAAATCGGGTGTGCCCTGTCCGGTTGGCAGCGATCAAAACCCGGCTGTGTATGCAGGAACATTTCTGGCGGCGGCTATGCAGGCGATTCAAAGCGTGCCGCAGGGTGCCGACCCCGGCGAGGTATTGAAGTTCCTTGAGACAGCAGGGCCCAGTATCGCCGCGCAGTTGAAACGCCTCTCCCAGGACCCGACGCGCCAGAGCGTGTTCGAGTCGTTGACCGAGCAGTTCAAGCAACTCACCGGGCTTGTGGACCGGCTCAAGGCGCTGGTAGCGAAGGCTGGCCAAGGCAGGAAAGAGCAGCAAGCCAAGACGCAACAGCAGATGAGCGATGAACAGTTGAAGAAGGCAAAAGCCTTGAGCGACATCCAAATCAAGCAAACCAAGTCGCAGGCGCAGATGGCGCAGTCGGCGCAAAAGCATGATTTGAAAATGCGGCAGGGCGAACAAGACCTGGTTCTTAACGATGCCCGCACGTCAGCGGAAATTCAGCGGGAACGCGCACGGCTGGAAGCAGAGCTTGAGGCATTACGCAAGGAATCGGAGATGGCCGGAACAACAAACGGAGAATGAAACCAAACCAAGATGGCGCAAAATGGAACTCGCCAAGCCACGGCGACCCGACGAGTGCATGGCTGGCCACACGCGGTTTTGTGCCGAAGGAACTCCAACGGCCACTGCCGAAGAAGGCACCGAAGCCATCGCGCAAGAGCGGGCGCTAAGATCGTGTGGACTATACGGTGGCCTACTTCACAAGCCGACGTGAGCCGCATTTCGAGTGGTTTATGGACGCGCTTGCCTGTCAAGCCACCGACCTGACCGAAACTCAAATCGTCCTCGTTGATTACTGGCTGTCGCCTGGACACCCGCACCAAAAACCCGAAGGCCGTAGGGAGCGCATGTCGGCAATCGTGGACGGGCGATGTTCGTTCCTGCACCTGCCGCCGAAACCGACTCCGTGGCAAGGCGCTCAGCGGCAGACCAGCCGCGATTGGTTCGCGGCAAGCAATGCGCGCAACACGGCGCTCATCGTCGCTGACGGACACACGTTCGTTGGCGTGGATGACCTGAGCGTACCGTTGCCGGGATGGTGGGATCAGATTCGCCATTCTGCCACGCATGGTTATCTCGCAATGGGCGCTTACAAGAAGGTGCGGAACTTGCGCGTGGAGAGAGGCAATGTTGTGAGCTACCGCGACGATGGAAACGGAACCGACTCGCGGTGGGGCACCGGGAGCGACGGAGGGATTGTCTCTGCGCCGGGAGCAAATCTTTACGGCTGCTCTTTTGCATTGCCTTTGGAGACGGCGTTGAAGGTAGATGGCTTCGACGAAGCCTGCTCCAGAATTGGGGCCGAAGATTACGACTTCGGAATGCGCGTTGAACGCTCAGGAATCAAAGCTCATTACAATCGCAACATGATGACATTGGAATGCGCGGACGGCCACGACGCGGAGCCGAGCTTCAAGCGCGACAAATGCCGTGTGCCAGTCGAACGACTTCCGAAATCCCTCGAAGGCGCGTTCCCGCAAGGACTCGACAGCGACCATGTGATGATAAAGGCTCTGCTCGCGGACGGCAGCCGAACTCAACCGATGCAACGGAACGACCTGAAATCTCAACGAGAATTGTGGCGCAGCAAAGGGACGTTCCTCGAACCGGCTGCGGGCCAGATTGACTGGGCGAGCGGCCAGTATCTCAGCCAACTATGACAACCAGCGGATACACAGACGTTTTCCGGCGCATCGAACAAATCACACCACGATTAAGTGAATGGTGCCCGATGGATAAGGCCCACACACTCGCGGCTTTAGTGCTGGCATTGCGACCCGTGCTGACGATTGAGGTAGGGGTATGGCAAGGGGCCAGTTTGGTTCCAATGGCTCTGGCCCATCGCGCAATCGGCTTCGGTCGCGTGATTGCGGTGGACGCTTGGGCGGCGACTGCCAGCATTCAGGGCCAAATCTCAGCAGATGATGTGAGATGGTGGTCTTCCGTTGACCACGAGAAAGCGTACCAAAACTTCATCACTGTTCTGGCGGATGAAGGTCTTTCACAGTTCGTTGAGATCGTCAGGGCGCGGAGCGATGAGTACACGCCACCCGACAACATCAATGTCCTTCACCTTGATGGAAACCACGGCGAACAGGCAGTCCGTGATGTGCAACGGTTCATCCCGAAGATGGCATCGGGCGGTATCGCTTGCCTCGACGATTATGAGTGGGCTGGAGGCGGTGTTCGTCGTGCGTGTGCTACAATGGAAAGCCTTGGCTGGATTGAATACGCCCCGTTAGGGACCGGAGGATTATGGAGGCGACGATGAAATACTGCAAAGACTGTGTTCACTACGATAACAGCATTTACGGATCAAACATTCTCCCGCTTTGCAATCGAAGCTCGTCAACGAATATGGTCAGCGGCGAGGAAACGATTCGGTCCTGTCAGGAGACCCGCGAGGACGTGGCGATGTGCGGCAAAGACGCCTCTTGGTTTGAACCTAAAGACGCCAAGTGATTAAGATTGGCTTCTCGCAGTCAGACCGGGCCACGCGCCATCAGAAGCACGTCGAACGCATGTCGCGCCTGGAAGACCCCGCCAACGTCCATTGGTCGAGCATCCTGCGGCAAACCAACTGGCAGGTCGGTCTGTTCAGCTTCGGCAAGGCTGAAGCCCCAGACAAACTCGCCTACTTCAATCCCGGCCTTGTCCAGCGACCTGACGGGTTGTGGCTGGTGGCCCGGCGCAGCGAGAACAAGCCCGGCATCACCATCGGCATGAACTCGCTGATTGCATTCAAGTTGGACGGGTTTCTAGCCCCGCAATACGGCGTCCCGGTGAAGATGATCCCGCGATTCCCCGGCGAGCATTTCGAGGACGCCCGCGCCGTGCAACGCGGCGATACAACCTGGATTTCATGTAGCAACTTCATCGTGTTCCCGCGCAAGCCCAAGGAGTTATGGACCGGAAGCCAGATTGCCGTCTGCCCGGTCAACCAACAATGGCAGGCTTTCGACCGGATTGATCCGGTTTATGGGAACAACGCGAAGCCGGCCAGGAACGGGAACGACATCGAAAAGAACTGGCTTTGGTTCTGGCCGACGCCAGAAAACGAACCTCACCTATTATATAGTACAGACAACGGCGAACACCGTGTTGTAAGGTTTTCCGACAAGTTCCAGGTCCAAGAGGAATGGCGAACCCGATGTGAGACGGAGTGGCGCTGGGGCATCATCCGGGGCGGCACGCCGCCTGTCCGGTTCGGCAACGAGTATTGGACCTTCTTCCATTCAAGCCTGCCCCTGAACACAAAGTACCGGCGGCGTTATTTCATGGGCGCTTACTCGTTCCTGGCCGAGCCGCCATGGAACGTGACGCAGGTTACGGGTCGCCCGCTTTTGGCTGGAAGCGATGAGGATGAGTGGTGGCCGCAGAAACCTTTGGTTGTGTTCCCATGCGGTTCGGTGCTACAAGGCAACACTTGGCTTGTGACTTTGGGCGTGAACGATCTGAAATGCGCGTGGATGAAGATACCGCACATTGACCTGTGCTCGAAGATGCGCCCGCTGAGTGCTGGTCGGGTCAAGCCTTCCGCGATATGAGATTATTCCGCAAAACAAAGCCAATCGAATCCCTCAAGGTGCGAATCGTTGACCGGCCAGTGACGCATCTACGCGCCGATGAGTTCAGGGCTGACAAAGAGTTGGTGCATCTCGCGGCAACCGTGCTCGCAAACCCAAACTTCCAATTACTCATTTCGGTTCTTCGTAACGAGCATCCAGGCTTCGAGGTGCTTGGTCCAGCGGCGAGCGTGAATGACCGGATCGTCGTCCAGTCCAGAGCCGAGGGCTGGACGATGGCGCTGGCAACTCTCGAATCGCTCGGCACCAGAGCCACCTTGCCAGAACGACTGGTCAGCACTTTCGGAGCGGTGGAACCGAGCAACGCAGCAGAGACAGGATGATCTATGCCAGAGACCACAACCATTGAACCCCCGAAACAGGCCGATTACAGCAAGGTCAGCAAGGGCGCGGTGGATAGTTGGATGGCCGGATTAAATGATGAAGCATCCAAAGGCGCTGCGACCGTCGAACAAAAACAGGATACGACGAAAACGGATGACGCGGCCAAAGCGGAAACTAAATCCGCTGAAGTAGTAAAATCCACCGAAACGAAGGCGGACGAACAAAAGGCAACCAAACAAGAGAGTTTGACAACTGAGGCGGATCGCTGGCCCCGAAACGCCCGCGACTGGCAGGTGTTTATCAAAGTGCGCGATGAGAATTACGCCAAGCGAGATTCGCGCATCAAGGAACTGGAAACCAAACTCACCGAAACCGAAAAAGCTCTTAAAGGACTTCCCACCGACCCCGCAACCTTCGAGACGCTCAAGGCCGAGCGGGAACGTTACGAGCAGGAATCCAAAGACCTCTCCGAACGCCTGCGCCTGGCAGCAATCGAATCCCATCCCAAGTTCAAGGCGTACTACGACGGCAAACTCAACGCCCAAATCGAACTGGCCAAGCGCCTCGTCGGACCCGACAAAGCCGACGCCGTGGCCGAAGCACTCAAACTGCCCGAAGGCCCATACAAAACCTCGCGCATTGAGGAACTGTCTGCTGACCTGTCCCAAGTCCAAGCATCCCGGCTCGGCTCGGTCCTCAACGCCATGGAGGAAATCGAAGCTGACCGGCGCAACGAAGTTGCACGAGCCAAGACTGATTATGAAGCAGCACAAGCCAAGGCGACGGCGGAAGCGAACGCGAACCGAGAGCGCACCGCGTCTGAAGCCAACGCACTATTCGAGTCGATAGTCAAACAGGCCGCCGATCCCAAGGACGGCATCGCGCTATTCCAACTCAAGGACGGCGACGACGCCTGGAACAAAGCCGTCAAAGCACGCATCGACGGCGCGCGCGCAACCCTCTTTGGCAACGGCAAAGCACCCGACCAACTCATCCGAAAGGCGCTGCTCGCTGAAGCATTCCCGGCGCTGCTCGACAACTACAACTCGATGCTGACTGAACTGGGCGCGCTCAAGGCGCAGGTTGACAAGCTCACCAAGGCAACGCCGACAATTGAAACCCGCAGCACTTCAACCGCAGCGGCCACAACCCGCGAGCAGCCTAAGCCGGGGAGCAGACCGATGGAGGTGGCTGCCGACTGGATGCGCGGCTTGCAACAGGCATCTCAGGGCCAATAACTGCGGGGTTGACTTTACCCTGTTCTGAACCAACCTTTGTTGGCGTGTTCATGGCCCGGTCCTCATAGAAACCGGGTCGCCTTGATTGGTAGATCGGCGGCGCAGGTTCGTTGGCCTGCGCCGCTTCCATTCTCAAATCCTCCTGAGTCCCGCAACCTCAGTTCGTTCTTGGCGCACGTTCCACGGCGGATCGGCCAGGAACGAGTAAGCGACTTGCCAGATTTCCATTGGACATAATGCCCGCGACACGACGAAGCCCACAGCACGCGCAAAAGTCCACTCGCCCGATTGAGAACCAACCCAATTCACTTACGGTAGCCACGTTCACAGAGTTTCGTTGATGAATACGCCTTTCAACCGCCGCCAAAAGGATTTCCACCGAAACGATTTGATGTCCTTACAGACCGGACAATACTCGTACTGACAAAGAGCGGTGTTACGCCAATGCAAACGCCAACGTTCTTTATTCCGACATTCACACGCAGCTTCTTGTGCTGTTCCTATTTCTGCTGGCTCGTTCATGCTCGTTGCCTCCATTTCTCAAGGTCGCACAAGACATGAATCTGAACCTCGCTGCCGCAATGATTACAGTGCGCCCGCCACGGCAACGGATCGCGTTTGATCGGCAACAACAGATGCGACGAACAGACTGGACATTCCTTGCCCGCAATCATCGAATCGGCTTCCATCTTGTCGCGCGGCTCGCTCACCCCGCACCCTCCCTCACCCCTTCCTTGGCCTGCGGCGGGGTCCTCCCCTTCCGATACGCCCGCTCCGGCCTGGACAGCGGCGTGTGTGTGGTTGGTTTCATGCTATCCATTCCCAGTGGCAACCTCGTCGCACCAGTTCAAACTTCGCCGCTTCCGGCGTCATCTTCCGCATCCACGCTATAATCGGCGCGCTCTGAACGCAGACCCAGTGCCCGTCCCGCTTCTCCCATACCGCGCCAGCAGTCCAAAACTCGTTCCAGGCGCGCAACACCTTGCTGTTCGTCACTGACACAGGTTCAGGATACACGTTCGCTCCAAACAATCTCTCAGCACGTGGACTCATGCTCATGGCAGTTTCTCCCCGTTGGAAGCTCGTTTCAGTAAATCCGCAATGAACGACAACAACCTCTGCTGCTGCGCGTATGCCTTGTCTATCGTTCCATCAAACACCGCGTCCACTTCTTTGAGAACGTAGTTTTGAAGTCTGATTTCTATTTTGCGAATCGTCTTCTTCACACCCTCGCCCCCTTCAGCCCATCACTTACCGCCCTGCTCGCTCCGATCTTTCTGGCCAACGCCTGCAAATCACATTTGTACGGTTCCCCATTCTTCTTTCGCCGCTTGTAACCCTCCCTAAAAGCTCGGTCGAATTCCTCCCGTTCCTCCGGCGTCAACGTCTCCGTGATCTTCTCCTTGTCCCGAAACCGCTCTTGGGATTCCCGGTTCTGTTCCCGTCTCTGTTCCTCGTTTCGCAGTTCGTGATACTTCACCGCGTTCACCACCCGGTATTCGTATTGCCCCACCCTCACTAGCCGCCTGCCTTGTTCCCCTGGCGTTGATGTCTTGGGGTCTGGACTGCATAGAAAATCAATCGCCTTCTGAACTTCCGCCGGACTTTCCCCTAGAATCGGACCCAACAAATCCGAATTCAATCGAACATGTCCTCCGATGATCTTCCCTCCAACTCCACGCTCCGGCTTCCACTTCGCTATCACATACCCCATTACCGCAAATACCATCGCCCCAGCCCCGATCATCGAACCCTCATACATGTTGTCGAAGTGTTTTCCGAACACCCAAAAATCCTCACAAAACTCCCTTTTCTTGTCAATGCTTATGTAATCAAAAGTAAGCAAAATAAGCCCATCAGCAGACCTCAGACTGTTCGGAATTACGGTCTCTCGCTATCAACGGTTTATGACTCTTGGATTGTATTGCTTCTCAAAATATTCTCCCCTCGACCTCCCCAACTCTCGCCTCCGGCTCGTTTGTCTTTCTCTTCCTTCTTCTCTCGCGTAAAAGTTATTCCAGAGTTCCGTGGGTGATATAGCAACCAAGCCCGACGGTCAAAAGGGCCTTGGCGTGGCCTGACTGCAATGGTCGCGCGCGAAGGAAACTCTATTTCGGCGGCTCGGTGTCTGGCGTCGGCGCCGAGTTAGGTTGACCGTTGTCGAGTGCGCTTGACGGATGTAGAGGAACGGCATCGCGTGGGATGATCGGAGCGATGGAAGGCGCTCGCTTGGGTTTGGTCTTGCGCTCAGGGCGGAGACTGCCAGGGAGAGGGCGACCGCGCAGGATGCGGATGGCTTCACGGGCTTCGGACCAAGCGCGGATGAGTTGAGCGATTGCAGGCGCATCGACTGGCTTGCCGTATTCGTCCCGCCTGATGGTCAGAGCACCGGATTGATCTGTCATGTCGTCTTTGAGAGCAATGGCAGTTCTGGCGGCAAGGTCGCGCAATTCATAAGCCTGAGTGAGGCCACGGGAGTTACCGAAACGGCGGTCGAGCGGAGCGCCGTTTGGGGTTGACGTGTCAGGTTGACTCACGCCAAGTGGATACACCTGGGCATGGAGCAGGTCAACCCGGAAGGCCAAGAGCGAGCCAGAGGAGGAAGAACAGGCAGGAGAAGGCGAGCAAGGCCAGAGGAATCAGAAGGCCAGTCAGAGCGTAAAGGAAGCAATGGACGATGGCTTTGGCGGTGTAATGGGGGTCGGTGTTCATGGTTTGGAGATGAGACCGAAGAAGGCAAAAACGAGGATGGAAAGGCAAGCAGTGAGGACAAGCCAGAGAGCGGCCCAAGCCAGCAGGAGGCCGGCGAGGGCGAGGAATAGGGAGAGGATGAGTGCAATCATTGTTGGGCTTTCTGGATGCCGTGCTCTGGCAAACCAGCCCACTCGCGCAAGAGTGTATCGGACCGCGGAATGTAGGCGGCGAGAGATTGCAACTCAGCGATTTCGGCGTAACTGATGCGTTCGGCTTGGATTTCGCGGCGCAAGTATTCAAGGCGCTTGGCGATTTGCTTTGGTGTTTGTTTGGTGTTCATAGAGAGGCGAGGTAAGCGGTTTGGGTGAGTGCAGCATCGACATCGAAATCAAACTTGTTGCCGTGCTTGGCTTGAATTTTCTTCTGTCGAGTCACCATCGTCCGAATAGGAGTGATCGCTTGCTTGAGCTGGTCCGCGGTAATTCTGCCGTGCGAGCCGTGATAAAGGTTCCCCGTTGATTGCAGGAGCCGTTGGAGTTTGTCGCTGGCATCGGATGGGGCGCGCCAGTAAGCCCAGCCGTCGGACTGCGCGTTCACTGATTCGACCAGGGCCAGGAGCAAGCGCAGACCCCGGCGCACGTTCGGACACTCGTGATGGACGCTTGCCGCCCACTCAATTTCGGATTGGTTCATGTTCATTTGTCTTTCGTTGGTTTGGTTGGCCGCGAATCATTTCACGGTTGCACGGAATATACCAACGGTTGGTATATTGTCAAATGATATTTTCCTTGCTGAATTGTGAACGGTTCGATATGTTTTGCGGAGCTATGAGAAAGTCAGTCATCAAGGAAGTGATGAGTCACCTTGGCAAGAGCAAGAGTGACGCGAAGGTTGCCGCCGCGCAGCGCAACGGGCGAATGCCGTGCGCGCCTGGAAAGAAGCGCGGCAGACCGGCCAAGACAGAGGCGATGCCAGCCTGAAACTTTTTTTCGCTTTTCTCCTTGCGTTATTCCAACGGTTCGGTATTGTGTCCGCATGAACACACCAACAACGACACAAGAGCAGCCCCGGTGTTATCGGATCGTGCGGCAGTATCATCCGAGCACTGGGCGGAAAAGCCGGACGATCAGGAGCAACGTGACCTTGGCGGAAGCCCAGGCGCATTGCCAGAGGCCGGACACGAGGAAGGACGGGGAGTATTTCGACGGGTACGAGTATGCGAAAGGTTGCCGGCCATGAGCGCAACACAGGAACAATTGACGGCGTTTGCGGCGGTCCTTGAGGCCGGCCAGCTTCGAGGATTAATTGAACGGGAAGTGAACTGCGAGTGCAACCGGGACAATTGCAAGGTGAAGATCGTAGCTGGGCCGAAGTACACGAAAGTGGATATTGGCTCAAGCGGTCGTTACATGGTTGTCAATGAGACCGGAGAGATATTCGGGATCAAAGGATACGGGGTGATACATCGCGGGCATCGTTTCGGCACGCTTGAAACGATTGGTGACTGGGATTGGAGCGGGTATAGGGCATTTCGGCGCCAGGAAAGGAAGGCGGCATGAGAGCGCGCAACAACAATTGCGATGGGGACCATTGCCGCGTCGAGACCGGCGAAGTGCGGGTGTTGCCTTACGGCGGTGGCGGGAACCTGATTCTATGCCGGGCGTGCTACGAGCATGAGATACGGTGGCGCAAGGAACGGAACCGTGAAGTTTGGAGCGCGTTTGATTTGCCAGCGTGGGAGAGTTTGAGGATTTATGGAGCGGAGCTTGCAGCATGACAGCCAAAAGCGCGCATCTATGCCCGGTGTGCGGGCAGCCGTTGAGTCTCACAAAGGCGATTGACGGCGCTGTGATTCTATTTTGCGGTTTTGGGGCGTGCAAGTCGGTCGAAGCCAATCGTGGCGCTCTGGCGGAAACCGAGTCCGATGCATTCGAGGAATTGAAACGGCTGGTCGAGGCGGAAGAATTGAGGAAGGTATGAGCACAGAGAAGGAACGATGCCCCGGTTGCGGGTGCCAAGAAATCATCGACGAAGGCGGATTGTGCAAAGATTGCCGGCGCGAGCACTTGCGCCATTGCGCCAGCCTGGACGAGCCGAAGTCATGGCAGCAACAGCTTGCCAACATGGAAAACCCGGCGCTATGAAGCCACTGCTTTCGAGAACGCTGAAGTATCTTCAAGACCTTCAATTGCACGCTCGCCTGAGCGCAAATGAGCGAGCCGACAACATAGATTTGTGCCAGCAAATCAGGCGCGAGCTTGACCACAAGGAAACAGGGGCAAGACGCGAATTTAATTCAGTCGGTCATCCTGAGTTGCCGGCAAAACCAGACCTGAAGGAAATTGCACGATGGTTGCGGGACAAAGCGATTTGGGAAGAATTGCAATACGGAGGCCGCGAAATGGACGCCCGCAAATGGGCGGCAACGTGTCTGGTCACTGCGGCGGAAGACTTGGAGAGAACACATCCGAGTGCGGAACCAAAATGACCGCTGAACAACAAACCCTCGCCGATGTGAAAGCCGAGATTGACGCATTGCCGGTTGAGCAGCGGGCCATTGCCTTGAAGTATGCCGGGATATTCCGCGCCACGATCACGGAGCAGGGACCACAGGAAGGCGCTTTGGCAATGATGGGCTTTGCGCTTGTGGGCGCGGAATTAGCCGCTCAAGCAGAACTGACGGAAGGCTGACTTTAGAATGAAAAAACTCTTGCAACCCGATATTCTTGCGGACAATCAGGATGGACGCCCGTCGTTGCCTTCGCGTTGCCAGTTGAGAGGTCAGAGCATGAAATGGCATCTAAGAGTCAATAACCACGGAGAGTATTTAATTTCAAACACTGAAGGCACTGAAATTGCACAAGCCTTTAGCGAACAATACGCTTTTCTTTTACTCGACGCCTTGAATCACCCGGCAACGATCATGGCAAAGTATCCGCCACAAGATGGGCGCGAATGGTATTGTCAGTGCGCAAGGTGCGGATCGTCAGTTTATGAGGCTGACGAGGAATTTTCCGGCGTGTGCATGTCATCACCGGAATGGTGCGAAGCGAATCCACTGCCGCGCCGTGAACATATCAAACGCGGAAAAGTTGAATGGTTTACCTTATGAACGCGCAGAGATTGGAGAGTCGGGCATGAACACATACACCGTGGACTTTTACAAAAACCGCGATCTCAGCCCGGATGAGCGGAATGCTCAACGCACCAATCATGCTGGAGGAATTTGGCTGTGCACGGGCTTTACAGTCCAGGCGGCGAATGGTCGCAAGGCGATTGGGTTGGCGAAAGCTGATGAGAATATCCCATTGGGCGTGAATTGTGGCTACAAACTCCGCGCCCGACGCATAAAAGCCTGATGCAACCCATCCCCACAGAATACCGGCAGGCTGGCCATGCCATGAAATTGGTGCGGCGGGAAGGCGTAGCGGCCATGTATAAGGCTGCCGGAGCCGATTATTGGGAAGTTCACGCCGTCAAGGTCGAGAAAGCCCGCAAAATCTTCGACAAGGAATACCCGGAGCGTGAGGCATTGGCCGGAACCGCTGAGTTTGGCCAGAGAGGGTGGGCATGCACTTCTCAGGAACGAGCAGACGGAAGATTTGCCGACATCTTACAGGGACGTGTCCCCGACGTAGCCGAGGAATGACCGATGAACCTGCCAATATACCCCCGGCGAAGCCATGTAGGAGCCATGTAGCCAAAATGAGCGAGCAAGCCCTCCAAAAGATCGAACCGCTTCCCGTCGCGCCGAGTGTCGAGGCGAGCGAAGCCAAGACATCCCAGCAAACCCGGATTGACGAGGTTGCCGAAGCTCTGTTGCCGGCCTATCAGAAAGCCAGCGAACTGCGGTTGAGCGACAAGGAAAACAAGGCATTGCTGGAACCGTTCGCGGATGAGCAGGTTGAGATTCGCCCGCATGACGGCCTCCTTTACATACCGCACATTCACATTTCCGACCGGCTGATTCGTGTCCTTGGGGCAGGCGAGTGGGCAATGGTGCGACGACGGGAATGGATTGAAGGGAACCGTATTTATGCCGAATACGTTATGAAGGTCCGGGGCTGCTTTGTGGGCGAATCAGTTGGCGCAATGGATTATCACCCAAGCAACGCCCGGATGAACTATTCAGACGCTTTGGAAGGCACACGCGGAGAGTGTATTAGACGGATTGCGGCTAAGGATTTAGGGTGCGGTTCACAGGTTTGGAACCCTGAATACTGCCGCCAATGGATTGCGCGGTATGCGGAGCAGGTCAAAGGGAAGTGGCAACGCAAAGGCCAAGGAACCGAGCAGAACCAGCTTACCCCGGCGCTCCAATCCAGCGCCGCCAAGGAACCAGCAAAGCCCAAGTCTCCCTCGAAGTCCATGCCTGAATCGGACGAAGCCGCAAGATTGCGCTGGATTGCGCTCTTAAAGCCATGTGGACAAGCCGCTTTGGATTACTGCTACGAGAAAGGCTGGCTTTCCGGTCCTGGATTTAACGGGCCAGAAGACCCCGGCGAACCGCTTGAAGTCCTGCCGTTATCGGCTGTCCCACAGACCAAGCGCCAGGCAAGCGAGATTCTGGCGGAGATCGCCGCCAGGATGGATGGCGATTTGGGGCCACAGAAGCCCCCGGAAGCTGCCAGACCACCATCCACCAGCGCACCCCCGGCTAAAGACGCGGGAAAAGCGGCAATGCGTGAGCCTACACCCCCGCAGAGCGAGTTCATGGACGCGCCAGCGGGCTACGAACCGCCAGGAGGCTGGCAAGGCGCAGGCGGCGGCGAAGACCCAAACAACGACGTGGAGACGATTACCGGCAAACTAGAGTTCGTTTCTGAGAAGTCTGGTCGGTCCAAGAAAGGGCCGTGGACGAGCTACGGCCTGAAAATCGGGGATGACTGGTTCAATACGTTCTCGAAGCCCCTGGGCGAACTGGCGCACAAGGACAAAGGCCATACGGTACGGATTCAGTTCCGGCGCGGGGAACGGGGCAACGATCTGGTTAGTATCGAGAGGGCTTGACTTGGATGAAAGCGCGATTTAATTTCCGTCCGTTCGGTGGCCGTTTGAAAAGCGGCAGTGTGGTGTGCAATGCAACTGAGCGAGACTTTAGCTTGGCTCGTTCATTCTGGCGCAAGTCAGACACCCCCATACTGGTGCTTTTCAAAGTGAGCGAGTCATTGCTCCGCGACCCTATAGCGGGTAAAGCGCGGCGGTTCATCACCGTAGCGCGAGAAAGATTGTGTAATCCAACGCCGGAGCGCCAATTTCCATCGAACCGCAAGACGGCCTTGTGCCATAGCGGAAGCCGGAACATGACGGGCCTTGCTGGTAGTGAGGCGGCAGGTGCTCGTGGTAGGGCACGCGAGGACATCCCAACTCACCGGCCAACACAGAAGGAAAACGTCAGTCCTTTCAATGAGGACTGTAGTTTTCCTTTTGCTCTCACTTTCTTAGGAGAAGGACTGTTCCCGTGTAGCCCATCAAACCCACGGCTCAGTCACCAGGCCAAGCATGGCGACATGGAAACGACTCCAGTTCTTTGGGGGCCGTTTCTGTTTCTTCTGCTCTGTTTTTCCTTTTACTCTCTTTCTTTCACTCAACTCAAGTGAACCAGACAACCGAAACGATCAGCGCCTAAAGCACAAATGAACCCAAGCAAAAAACATCCAGTGATGGAAGCGGCGTTGAAAGACATGTTCGGCCACGACAGACGCGAAGCCATCGAGCAAAACGTTTGTGTTCCGCCTCCAATCGGTTGCGGGAAACCTGCACTCGCTTTCCGAGACGATCAATCGCTCAGGGAATTTACGATCAGTGGTTTGTGCCAGAACTGTCAGGACAAAATCTGGAAACCAAAGCGTGCGGTCAAAGCGCAGTTGTCAGCCAAGTCAGCAATGGCTCCTGCCGGCCCGAACGACTTCGAGATTGGCCGACAGCCAATGAAGTGCGGACAGTCCGAGCTACAAAGCAGGCGCTACCGCAAGTATGAGTGTGCTAGAGGCGTGTGGCTCGTGGCTGACCAAGCCAACGCAGCGGACAACGTGTATTTCCATGATCCGAGAGATACGAAGTCCGATGGCTTCGGAGGCGCAACACTCAAGTTCCCGCTGGTGGACGGCGGCGAATACGTTGCCAAAGGTCCGTGGCACGCTGGCAGCGAGGGGCTATTCAAGGACACCGGCGTTGACGTGCGGGCAACCTGTCTGACGTTCGTGGTTCTTTCCAAAGGCAACGACTCGGCTTGGCCGCAACAGATCATGCGTGATGTGGTTTACAAGGATGACGATTGGACACTCGGAATCTTCGACCGTTACAAGGCGATAATCCAAGCGCACCCGGAAGCGAATTATTTCTACGCGGCATCACAAGGCGGAGCAATCAGCGGACGAACATGACCGCCCTGTTTCCTTTTGGCTTTGGGCCTGAACTTCGAGTGAAACCCTCCACCCCACAAACCAGCGAGTTGTGAACCTGGACCGCAAACCAATGGAGCCGATTTACCGATTGATCGGGGCGAAGCTGACACGCGGCAGCATTGCCAACATCGAACTGGGCAAACAGCGAATTCTTTTGCACGACGTTCAACGATTCTCGGACGCGTTCGGCATCTCGCCGAAAGTGCTGCTTCGAGGCATTTGGTGCTGACCATGACTCCCACTTTCTTCTTCGGCTTCCTGGCCGGCATGTCGGCGATGCTGGTCCTGACGCAGTGGATGTTGAGCAGCATCAAACGCGACATTCAGCGGATCAGAGAATTGCGGGAGATGGAACGCAAGATTGAAAGGAAAGCATGAAGAAACTGCCTAGCCAAATCTATGTGAGCTTAGAAAAGCCGGGTTCTGAGGACGAATATCTGCATGCCGCAATGTATTCGTCGGAACTGGCAGAACAAGCTGAGTGGAAAATGGTAGGCCGTTACGTGCTTGCCGAAACTCTACAAATATCGCTCGTGGTAGATGAGAAGTCACACAAGCTCGTGAAAAGGAAACCATGAGCACTGAGAACCATCATTTGCCGCCAGTCTGTCAGAATTCCGCAGGTGAATGGGTTGTGGATCACACCGAATTGCAGAACCAGCTTGAATCCAGCCTGTCGGACCTGGCCCTTGAGAACAGCCGGTTGACACAGCAATTGATCGAGTTGCGAGCGGAACGAGATTGCCTGGTTGAGCGGCTGCGCGGCTCGCCTGAGCTTCGGGAAGTGGTGCGCGACTTGAAGCAAATCCTCCGCGACCTAGACGACGGCCTGCCCGCCATGAGCCGAAGACGATTGGAAAGGTTGCTCAGGCGACTCGACACGGAGAATTTATGAATGTGGTGTCGAATGCTACCGCAGATACCGGGCGCGGTCGGTGTCTGGTGGGGTCGCTACCCACCATAGTCCGCACGTTACCGTAAGGGCGGTCAGGGCAACCGCAAGCATCGACACCTGAAATCAACACCAACCCAAATGAACACACCGACAGAAACAACCAACGGCACAATCGAATCACGGCTAAGAGCAATCGCGACGGAATTGCACGCGTTGTTTCCGCAACGGCATATCGACTTCTCGCTCTCGCATTACCTCGAAGTGCCTTCCGTGGACATTTCAATCTTCGGCTTCAAAAGCTACGCGGAAGCAACCGAGTTTTTCCGGTCCCTGGGCATCGGCACGCGAACCAAATCGGTTTATAACGATCACGAGGCTCGAACGGTGCTTAAAGGCAAAATGGCCAGCGACATTCACTTTACCGCTTACTGCTCAGGACTGCCGCCGAGTTGCCGGCTGGAAAAGAAGATCGTGCAGGTGCCGAAGATTGAGACGCGCGAAGTCGGGGAGATGATTGAAATTGAGCGGGTCGAAGTTGTCTGCGGCCAGGAACCGGCGTTGCAGGAAGCGGGCACACCATGAGCGCAAAACTCATTCAGGCGCAACTCGACGAGCTTCACGACCGGTTACAAACCATGCCATTGAGACCAGTCGATTCAGTGTGCGTAAAGCAGTTGGCACAGGCCATAGATGATTTGGTCCAGATCGTCTCCAAGCTGGCCGCCAGATTGGAGGACAAGTGAGCACTGCAACAGCCGCACGACCAGCTAACGGCATTCAAAGTCATTGGTATCAACGTGACGGGACGCCGATGCACTTCGTTGAGCGCAGCGACGGCAAAGGCACCCGGCCGGCGACATTGCGCGATGCCCGCAAGCTCGGACTTCTCCCTTCGCCAACTTCGATTTTGCAATGTCTGGACAAACCGGCGTTGACAACTTGGAAGATTGAAATGGCCTGCCTTGCGGTCCTCACGGCGCCGCGAAAGCCCGGTGAGGAATTGGACGCATTCGTTGAGCGAGTCCTCCACACCGAGCGCCAGCAGGACGA